AGTGCATCCAGACAATGCATGGTGGATGCAGTATTCGGATGCCTACATCACCATCAACACGCACGGCCCAGAGTACGACTACCACATGGGGCAGAAGCAGCGTGTCTGCACGATACCAATTCCCAATCTGAATCTTCGCTCAGACTGGCATCACAAGGTGCCGGGCATTCGCACATACGAAGATGGAGAATGGCTTTGGGTTGAGTCGGACGCTTGGGTGCTGGTCAACGAGGACGATGAGGGCCAGGTGTGGGAGAGACCTGATGTCAAGATCGGTGAACGTACCTACCCATCTGAGAGTGTTCTGGTGGAAACGCGAGAGCAATTCTATGCCCGTAAAAGGGTGGAGACCAACGAGCACATCGCTCTGTTGATCGATACCGCTCGAAGCATTACTGATCTGTACTCCAAGATTGGAGGCTGGCCCGACAACGAGGTCACTGTGGATGTCGAGATTAACAACATAGAGAACATTTGATATGACAGATTCAAAGGCCGACTTACTCAAGCGCATTGAAGTGCTTGAGAAAGAGAACAATGAACTTGCAAATGCTAACTCACGTTACAAAACAGAGAACCACAATCTTCGAGACTTCAACAAAGAAGAGAAGCTACGAATGGATCGCGATTATCTTGGGCCTAGCGTAGACAATTTTTATTTTATAGAAAATATGAGAGCAGGCGTTCATGGGTTCACGCATAACGAGGATGGTGAAGAGCGAAAGAATCTATTCATCATACCGTTTGTAGGTTTTTCTGAGGATGACCGTCATTTGTTATTTGAACTGATGGATGCCCTTGCAAAATGTTATGAGGCTACGACTTGGTGGGAAGATGGCGAAGGAAGATCTGTAGGCTTAAAAGCTGTATTCACAGACACTCACTTGGGCGAGTGGCATCCCCCTAGTTTGCGAGTGCCAGTGCCAGAACCAGTACCAGAGGATGAAGAACAATGAAAGAAGATGACTTTGAAATGGAAATGGAAGGCGGCAGTGAGGATCACGAATACGCCATGGACTTGATCAGAAACTTGGTGAAGGTCAGCAAAGAAGAGCTAGAGCCACGCATCCTGTTTGAGGTGATGATGGTCTATTCACTGGGCTGGAACCTAGCTCATGGTGATCATGAGCTCATGACTCAGTTGTTGCCACAAGTTGTTGAAAGCATTGAAGATGGTTCTTACACAAATGTGGCAGAAGTCATGGAGGATGAAAAGATATGTCATTAGCAACAGAAGACTTATCTAAGTTCAAAGAACGTAAGCGTGCCGTGCTGCGATGCATTTACAAATCACCAGAGGACAGTTGGGCCAAGGAATATTGGCGCAACACCTATCGCAAACTCATGGAAGAAAGAAGAAATGGAGCTAAGGTACTATCAGCGCGAGGCCGTTGATGCGGCAGTCCATTGGTTCAACACCCAGGACACGCATCCACTCATCGTTCTGCCGACAGGGGCTGGCAAGACTGTTGTCTTCGCCACGCTAATCAAAGAGATCTTTGAGCGAGAGCCTGACTGCAGGATTCTGATCCTAGCTCACCGGCAAGAACTGGTCAGCCAGGCAGAGGATAAACTCAAGAAGGTATGGCCATGTGCGCCATCAGGCATTCTGGCTGCGGGGTTGAACCAATACGAAGTCGATGGGCGCATCGTCATTGCCAGTCGAGATACCTTGGCAACACCAAGCAGGCTTGATACCTCTGGTGACTTTGACTACATCATCGTGGATGAAGCGCACCATGTGGCGCCAGACCCAAACACCCGGTATCGCAAGATCTTCGATCACTTTGAGTCTTCCATCTGGAGAACGCCACGCATACTAGGCGTGACTGCCACACCCTATCGCATGGGCCAAGGCTTCATATACGGCCTTGAGGAGCACTTCTTTGCGGGGGTTGCCTACCGTGTAGGTATACCTGAAATGATCCAACAGGGCTTCCTGTGCCGTCTGTCGGCCTTCAAGGTGAACGATGAGGCTGTAATTGATGCGTCAACTGCGCGGGTTAAGTTCAAGGGTGGTGACTATCGTGAGTCAGATATTGAGAAGTTGGCCATGCAGGATCAGACCATGCTGGCCATCATCGATGATTGGATTGAGAAGGCGTACACTAAAGGCCGACTGAGCACTGTGTTCTTCTGCATCACTGTAGCTCATGCCGAGAAGATGTGTTTGTACCTACGCCAAGCTGGTGTAGAGGCTGCAGTGGTGACCGGCGAGACACCAAAGGCTAGACGCGAAGATGTGCTAGAACGCTTTGAGAACGGAGAGATCAACGCACTATGCAATGTGTCTGTCTTGACTGAAGGTTGGGATGCGCCACGCACAGACTGCATCGCACTGCTGCGTCCCACCAAGTCGCTGGGCTTGTATGTTCAGATCTGTGGGCGAGGCATGCGCACTTGGGGCGACAAGAAAGACTGCATGCTGCTGGACTATGGCGAGAACATGGATCGACACGGCTGCATAGACACCGCCCGTCCATCGATCCCAAGCAAAGAAGACAAAGAGAAAGAGCAGCAAACTAAGATCTGGATATGCGACTCATGCGTGGCGGTCAACGACATAGATCGTGACACATGCATTGAGTGCGGTGCTTTGAAGCCAGCACCCGTTGAGCAGCCTAAGCTGTTTGAAGAAGAAGAGAAGGATGCTGCCGCCACTAGGCAGGCGGCTCAAGGTTCTGTGTTATCAGATGAACTCGAAGACCCAGTAGAGAAACACGAGCGCATCAAGAACATCGAGTACGTTTCAGCTGAATCAAAGACATCAAAGAACGGTAATGAGTATCTCAATGTCATGTTCTCAAGTCCCGGCGATTACTGGCCACAGAACATGCCGTTAATGATAGGCATGAGAGGCAAGGCAGGCTTGATGGCACAGAAGAAATGGCGGTCACTGACCAACAACCATTGGTGCCCCAGCACTATTGAGCAGGCTTTGGTTGAAGTCAACCAAAACGGCGCCATGCAACACATCAAACAAATCACTGTAAGAAAAGAGGGTAAGTACTGGAATGTCGTTAGCGTCCATTTTTGATCGGATCGATGAGCAACTAGCGGAGAAAGACAACCGCTTTCGTGGGCACCTAGGCTTCAGCGGGATAGGTTATGACGATGAATACAAGCAGTGGATGGGCTTTCACTGGTGCTTACCGGCAAGCTTCAGCGGCAGGATGCTGCGCTTGTTTGACCTAGGCAACCGCATCGAGGATCAGGTGGTTGAGAACATACGCGATACCGACGTGATATCTATCGCCTCGCATGACAAGGACGGCAACCAGTTTCGTGCATCCTTCTTTGGCGGTCACTTCGCAGGCTCTTGTGACGGCCTCCTTAAAGGCGTATTTCCACCCCCTAGTGAAGAGGTGATCCTACTGTTGGAAGTCAAGAGCGCTAACGACAAGCGGTTCAAAGAGCTCGTGAAGCTTGAAAGCTATGAGGAATGGAGCGAAACCTATCGATGGCAGATTCATGCTTACATGGGCGCGCTTGGCCTAGAGATGTGTATGGTTGTTGTGGTCAACAAGAACACTAACGAGGTGTACGAAGAGATCATCGATTACAACCCAGACATGTGGGATAAAGCTCAAGCTAGGGCTTGGCGCATCATCACCAGTGACGCCCCCGACAAGAGCACGCGCATGTCTGAGAAAGACTGGCGCATGAAGAATGAGTCGGAGTTGTATCGCAATATCTACTTTGGTCGCCGCTTGCCGGAATCGGTCAACTGCAGGAACTGCAAGAGCGTGAAGCCACTGACTGAATCAAACGGCGCCGTGTGGTTCTGCAAGCGCAAACAGAAATCCCTGACGCTTGATGAGCAGCGAGAGGGCTGCAATGACCACTTGTGGATACCAGAGCTTGTGAACGCCAACCATCTGCCGGGCAAGAGCACAGAGGATTCTGTGGCCTATCAGGTTGGGATCATGGAGTTCTACAACTCAACATCTGAGGTGATGGGTGAGTATCACTACAGCAGCACAGAGATGCGTGAGTTATCTAAGGCAGACTTTGAGGCGGGCTTGATGATGACCGGCGAAAGCGTGAGGCGTGAGTTCCCTGGCAGCTACCTTGAGAACGTTGATGAACGCAAGATGCCGTTCTAGGCCCACTCTCGTGGGTCTTTGATGATCAGTATCTTGAGGCCAGGGTAGAGGGCTTCGACAAGCTTCTTCTTGAGGGTGAACACTTGGGTGATGATGCCCTTGGTGTCCTCTACCACTACCTCGCCATCGCGCTTGTAACGAAAGTCCGCAACGTATGAGCAGATCTTTTTGTCTTCACCTTCAACGGTGATCACGCATGGGAAGTCTACCTGCACCTCAAGGTCAGTGATCTCACCAGCTTCTTCATGACGCTTGAGTATCTTGTACCGGGCTGCTTCGAGCTTGGAGTCAAACACGATCCCATCGTATTCAACTTTCTTTGCAAAGTACTTGTTCTTCTTCGGGGCCCGCTTCGGGATCAAATCAACTACCACCCATCAGTTTTTCTTCTTCCTGCTGGCGCAGGAACTGTGATGCACGATTAAACAAGGATGGTATCTGAGGTGCAACAGGCGGTGTAGGCGCTGCGCTAGGCTGTGTAGGCGCTGTTTGAGGCGCAGGCTGTGGTGATGGTGCAGGTTGCACAGCAGCATCTTGTGCGGCTTGTGCTTCGGCCCTAGCTTCTGGCCTGAACAGTTTACCTTGAAAGCTTTGCCTAACTTCAGACATAGCGCCAAAATCGAATGGGTTCGACAGTTTGTCTTCGTTACTTTGCATAGCAAAAGATATTGTTTCTGCACTTGGAAAGAATGCGTTGAACCTACCGCTCAAAAGAAAATTAATTTGCGGCACCTTGGCTCTCTTCAGTGGTCTAACAATTTCAGCTGTAGAAAGGCCAAGCGTTTTCGCGTCCTCAATCGCCATGTTCAAATCGCGCAGCGCCTTGAAGCGTTGCTCATTTGCTGTGATGTAAGCCTTCGTAAGATCTTCTGCGTTTGCTTTTCCGCTAGTTTTAGCTATCTGATTAAAAATACCAGCAGCATCTCTAACTTGTCTTCCAGCTTCATAGCCACGATACATCAACGTAGTTCCAACTCTGGGCTTTATTGATTTTAATCCAGTCAATGCCTCAACAAATTCACCTGCAGGGTCAATCCGAATGCCTGATCTCTTCACTACATCTTCTTGATCAATGGCACCTGCAGCCAAACCAAGAGCTTTTGGAAAATCTTTAGCAGTTGCGGTAAGGCCAAGAGGTGCATCTGATGTAACTGTAGCTTTCAGTTCAAACGGCAGAGCACCAGGCGATAAGCCTTCAGCGACATGAGCTAACTGCTTGCCCACTTTAACGTCAAACGGATCGTTTTCATTGTAAACAGGACTGCCAAACCGAGTTCTATTTCTTGTAAGGTCTAAGATCTTTTCAGTGAGTATTGACTCGCTTAAAAATGGAGAGAAAAACTCTCTTGCGCTTTCACTAGCTGCATCTAAAGCAATTTGATTGAGCTCTTTTTCTGATGTTATGCCATTGTTAACTGCGTTCATGATGGCCCTGCCAGAACGAGTTAAGTAGTCGTATGGATTCGTATAAGAGAAGTTATATAAATCTGTGATGTTTCCATCTTTGTCTGTCGCAAGAGGGATAAGCATCGCGTTGCGCTCCCAATCTTGCGCAAATGAACGTTTGTAAGCGTTTACTTGTTCCATATCACTTCCAGTTAAGGCAAGACCACCTGCTAACAGCCCACCATACAGCCCGCCGTCAACAGTCAGAGAGCCAAGTAATCTACGCATCCCGATTGATCTGATTGCAGAGGACTCGTTGCCAAGCTCCTTCATGGCTCTCCCGTATACAGACCCACTGGTTCTAATAATCTCAGCTGGGAAAGCGATAAAGTTAC